AATGGCCATGCCTACCAACCCGCAACGCATCACAGGAACAAAAGAATGGTCGGTCGCCTCGGTCAACTGCATCTTGGGCTGCGAACACGATTGCCGTTACTGTTACGCCAAGGCCCGCGCGCTGCGCTTCGGACAAATTGAATCCGCCGATCAATGGGCAACCATGCGCATTCGACGCGACGAAGTGAAAAAACGCCGAAAATGGATCGACGGCCGCATCATGTTTCCCACTACACATGACATAACGCCATCTGTGCTTCGCCCATGCCTCCAAGTCATCGAAAATCTCTTGATTGCCGGCAACGATCTGCTCATCGTCAGCAAACCACACCTGGACTGCATCGCAGCAATCTGCGACCGCTTCGCCATGTTTCGAGACAGCATCCTTTTTCGCTTCACCATTGGCGCATCCAGCGACGCCTTTTTGCGCCTCTGGGAACCCGGCGCGCCTTGTTTCCGCGAACGACTGGCCAGCCTGAAATATGCCTTTCGCGCCGGATATGCCACCTCCGTTTCCTGCGAACCCCTCTTGGACGCTGAGAACGTCTGCAAACTCATGGAGACGCTCGCTCCATTCGTAACCGATTCCATCTGGATCGGCAAAATGAACCGCATCGCCGCCAGAGTGGCCGGAGTGCCGGACGCCGAGATAACACGCATTCGGCGCGGCCAGACACAAGAATCCATCCAACGCATCTACGCGCAGCTCTGCGAACATCCGCTAGTACGATGGAAAGAATCTTATAAGGAAGTTCTACATATTCCTTTAGCAACAACGTGCGGACAGGATAGGTAACATGAATGGCCGGCATATTCGACAACATCGTCGCAGTCGCCGGGGGTGGGGGGGATGCCCATCACTTGCGTCAAGACCTCGCCACACTGGCGCGTTGGCCGATGCAGGCGGCCGCGCGGCCTGCTGTGGTGAATGCACTCTTGAAGATCGTTCTCGACCCCAACCGCCGGCCGCGCGAGCAGATCGCCGCGGCCCGCGTGCTGGTGTCGATGGATTCCCTGAACATCACTGCGGAGAACGCGAAGCGGCCGGCGATTGTGAACATCGTTCAGCAGGCCATGCTTGGAAACGTTGACCTGGAAACGCTCACGGATGAGCAGCTTGCAGCGATCATTAGCAGCGGAGGAACTCTTGCGGCGGCGGAAGGCGCGCCGAAGCCTGCTTGAGTTCACTCGCTACACAAAGCCGGACTACGAAGTCAGCTGGCACCACCGGCTGATCTGCCAGCGGCTGGACGCACTGCTGCGCGGCGAGATTCGCCGCTTGATGGTCTTCGCGCCGCCGCGGCATGGCAAGAGCGAGTTGATCTCGCGCCGGCTGCCGGCCTACTATTTGGGCCGCGATCCCGACGCCTCGATCATCGCCTGTTCTTACTCCGCCGAACTGGCTGCGCGGATGAACCGCGACGTGCAGCGGATCATCGACGATCCGGCCTACGCGCGGCTCTTTCCCGCGACGCGGCTCTGGTCGTCACAGGTGCGAACTGTGGCGAAACCGGGCACATGGCTCCGCAATAGCGACTTGTTTGAGATCGTCAATCACCGCGGTGTCTACCGAGCGGCGGGCGTCGGGGGCGGCATCACGGGCATGGGCGCGACGTTGGGCATCATCGACGACCCAATCAAGAATGAGGAAGAAGCTTATTCGGCGACGGTGCGGCGTAACGTGCTCGATTGGTACAAGTCCCCCTTCTACCCGCGGCTGGAAAAAGATTCGCGGATCGTGCTGATTATGACGCGCTGGCACCGCGGCGATCTGGCCGGCGCGCTCCTGGAAGAGGCCGCCGCAACGCCGGACGCTGATCAGTGGGAAGTCCTTTCGTTCCCCGCGCTCGCGCAAGGAGGGGGTCATGGAACTTGATCGGCGTCGGCCCGGCGCGGCGTTGTGGCCCGAGCGTTTTTCCGCCGCGATCCGCGCGACCATCGGCCCGACGAAATGGGCGGCGCTCTACCAGCAGGAGCCGCGTCCGGAGGGCGGCGCGGAATGGCCCGCCGACTGGTTCGGCCCGGAAATCTGGTTCGACGAATGGCCGCGCGCCGGCAACCGCATTATGGCCCTCGATCCGTCGAAAGGCCGCGGCGATAAATGGGGCGACTACTCTGCTCTCGTCAAACTGGTCTACGCGGACGGCTGTTTCTGGGTGGACGCCGATCTGGCGAACGACCGCAACATCGCCTTGCTGGTCGAGCAGGCCGTCGAGGCTCAACGGCAGTTCCGCGCCGAGGCATTCGGGGTCGAGGTGAACCAGTTCCAAGAAATGCTTGCCGATAGCATCGTCGCGCGCGGCAGGGAACTCGGAATTCCGCTCCCTATATATATGCTGGATAACCGCGTCAACAAGGACGTGCGCATTCGCCGGCTGACGCCCTACCTCGCGCAGCGGCAGATGCGCTTCAAAGGCGGCTCGGCCGGCGCCCAACTGCTCGTGCGGCAACTGATGGATTTCCCGAACGGCGAGCATGACGACGGGCCGGACGCCCTCGAGATGGCCGTGCGCGTGCTGGGCGAAGTCTTGCACCGGCCGACCACCGAACCGTTCGAGGCCCAACTCACTCGCATTCTGGAAAGGATTTGATGATCATGTCCCGTACAAAACGTCGTCGTCAACGCGCTCTCGAGCGCTACCTCGAATCGCTTTCTATCGAATACGGCACCATCGCCGATCCGCGCGACGCGCTGCTCGACCCGGAGACCGGCGAGGAGTGGCTGCCGCTCGGCTTCGAGGGGCGCGCAGCCTGGGAGCATATCGGCGCGCCGCAGACCGAAGAAGAATTGCAGATCGTTCGACAACGATCGCGCTACCTGGCGACGACAAACGGTTTCTGCATCAATGGCCTCGAGAACCGCATCAGCTACGTCGTCGGCAGCGGACACTCCTATTCTGTCGAGGCGAAGGAAGGCGAGGCGATTGACGAGGCGGAACTCAAGGCTGTCGAGGCGGAAATCGAGCGGTTCGTCGTTGAAAACCGCTGGCACGCGCGGCAGCAGGAAATCGTTCGGCGGCTCGACCGGGACGGCGAATGTTTTTTGCGCGTCTTTCCAACGGCTGACGGCATGTTGCGCGTGCGATTCGTTGAGCCGGCGCAGGTCTCCACGCCCGCCGCGAAATCGGCCGATCCCGCCGCATCGTTCGGCATCCAGATCGACCCGGACGCCGTGGAAACCGTCTTGGGCTACTGGATCGACGGCGTGCTGGTGCCCGCTGACCAGATTCAGCATCGCAAGGCGAACGTCGATGCGAACGTCAAGCGGGGGATGCCAACCTTCTGGCCGGTTCGCAAGGGGCTGGAGCGAGCGGAGCGTTTACTGCGGAATCTCGCCGCCAAGGTCGAGATTCACACGGCATTGGCGATGATTCGCCGGCACAAGGGCGGCAATGCGGCGAGCGTGCAGGCGTTTGTTTCAGGCGGCGCGACGACGAGCGTCTACAACTCGACGCTTGGGACGACCGACTATGCGAAGCGATACCCGCCGGGCACGATCATCGATGCGCCGGTCAACACGGAATACGATTTTCCGGCAGCCTCGCTCGGCGTCCCGGAGATCGTGCAGGCGATTCAGGCGCAATTGCGCGCCGTGGCAAGCCGGCTCGTCATGCCGGAGTTCATGCTTAGCAGCGACGCGAGCAATGCCAACTACAGTTCGACGATGGTGGCCGAGGGGCCGGCGGTCAAGATGTTTGAGCGGCTTCAATGGTCAATGATCGAGGCGGATACGGAACTCCTCAAGCAAATGCTGCGCCTGGCCGAGGCGGCGGGTCGGCTCTCGACGGGAATCGTGGATCGGATCGATGTCGGCGCCACGCCGCCTAATGTTTTGACGCGGAATCGTCTGCAAGATGCGCAGGCGGACAACATTCTCGTGGCGGCTGGCGCGATGAGTCGTCGGACGATGGCCGAGCGGAACGACCTGGATTGGTCGGTCGAGGAGGAGCGGATTGCCGACGACGACGCGCGTCGGCAGACATTCAATCCGATGGCTGACCTCCTGGCGAACGCGCGGCGTGGCGCGGAGGATGAACCACCGGACATTCAGGGGAGCGGTCAATGAACGCGGCGACAGCGCGGTTAGCGGCGGCGAACAAGCGACGTGCCCAGGAGCGCGATAGGCGCATTCTTCGCCTGGGCCGCGCGATCAACGTTTGGGCCGACGACCTGGCCGACCGGCTGATCGGAATGGCGACCGCCCAACAGCCGCAGCTCGGCATCCTCGTGGAGGTCGTCGTTGCCGGGGCTTTGGATCGGCTGACCTGGATCATGGAGGATCATTTGACCGGGCTGGTGCGATGGGCCTATGATTCCGCGGCGGACGCTCTGCTACGCGCCCTGCCAGTGCGATTCTGGGCCTTGCGCGCTGCTCGGGCGGGCGTGCGCGAGTCGATCCAGGAAGAATTGAATCTGGACATCGAAATTCAGCGGATTCTGGACGGCGCAGTCAGCCGGTCGGAAGCGCTGCGGATCATTCGCACTATCGAATTCCCGCCGCTTTCCGCCGACCGCGTCCGTCGGATTCTGCGGGGCAGTTACGACGGCATCGACGCCATGAGCCGTATCAAGACGGTGGCGCAGCCGCTCATTGGCGAATTGCGGCGGCGGATCGTCGCGGGCATGAGCGACCCGGACGAGGCCTCGGCCATGCGGAGCGTTGCTGCGTCGATCCGTGAGCTGGTGGGCAACGATCCTGGCAAGCCGACGGGCATGAATTATCGGGCATTGCGCATCGCGCGGACGGAGGGGATGCG